AATGGGTTATAACAAATCTTACCCCGGGGTAATTATACACTTATTATTTTTATTGTTATGCTTATACTGTTTATGACATTAACTCAGCCTTAAAATTTTCATCAATTTCAGACCAAACTGCTGTTATAATGACTTCTCTTCCTTAATATTTATAACAAAATATTATGGCGAACACTTCTATCTGGCCAGGCTCCTCATCATTTTTTCCAGGTAATACTCCTTTTGGGTTTTATGATAATGACACAGATTTCCAAACAGATGCTGATAGAGTAGCTATGTTTGTGGCTCGTAGGTTAGGATATCCTTTAGTAGATGTAGAATTACAAGATATTAATTTTTATACTGCTTTTGAAGAAGCAGTAACAACATATGGTAATGAGGTTTATGCTTATCAAGTAGCTCAAAATTTCTTATCTTTAGAAGGAGCTCCAACAGGTTCAAACTTAAATAATACTTTAACACGCCCTAATTTAGGGGCTATTGTTAGAATTTCTGAACAGTATGGTGTTGAAGCTGGGGTAGGGGGTAATGTCACTTGGAGAACTGGTAGTTTAGATTTACAACAAGGTGTTCAAAAGTATAACTTAAACGAATGGGCTACTAGTCAAAGTATTGACGCTGGTAATTTAGAAATTAAGAGAATTTTTTATGAATCAGTCCCACCAATTATAAGATATTTTGATCCCTATGCTGGTACAGGTACTGATGTTCAAGGTTTACTTCAAGCTTTTGGATTTGGTTCATACTCACCAGGTATTAATTTCTTATTAATGCCTATTAATTATGACTTACAAAAAATTCAAGCTATTGAATTTAATGATCAAATTAGAAAATCAAACTATAGTTTTGAATTAATTAATAACCAACTTAGAATATTCCCTATCCCATTCTCAGATCAAACTTTATATTTTGAGTATATTTTAAAATCAGACCGTAATAACCCAATTGTATCTGGTAGTATGGGGCAGGGTAAAATAACTAATGTTTCAAATGCTCCCTATACTAATCCAAAATATTCTTACATAAATTCTATAGGTAGACAATGGATATTTGAATATACTTTAGCTTTATGTAAAGAAATGTTAGGATATATAAGAGGTAAGTATACAACTGTTCCTATACCTAATGCTGAAGTAACTTTAAATCATGGAGATTTAATATCAGCTGCTACAGCTGAGAAAACTGCTTTAATTGAAAGATTAAGAGCTTATTTAGATGAGACTTCAAGAACTAAATTATTAGAAAAACGAGCTTTAGAATCTGATAGTTTACAAAAAGAATTAAATAATGTACCTTACACAATTTATGTTGGCTAATGGCACTATTTGGAAGGTCTAGAGATATTAATTTATTTACAACTGTCACTAGAGAGTTGATGGGAGATATTATAACCCAACAATGTTCTTTTTATAAATTAAGACTAACCCAGACTACCTTTAATTTATATGGTGAAGCTGCTGGTGGGAAGTACTATGATGGTCCTATTTTATTTAATTGTTTAATTAATAGAGAAGACCAAGCATATGAAGAAAATGAATTTGGAGTGGATTTTAATTGGATTATAAATTTTTATTTCTTAAGGGAAGACCTAGTTGATGCTCAATTAGTACCTGAAATAGGAGATTTAATTTTATATCAAAATGGGTATTACGAAATAGATAGTATTACTGCTAACCAGTATCTATTTGGCAAAAACCCAGATTTCCCTAATGAATCAAACCCATTAAACCCAGGCTTAAGTGATTTTGGTTCTAATTACTCAGTTTTATGTAAAGCTCATTATGAGCCTGCCGATAAATTTGGAATAACTAAAGAAAGATTATAATGGCTGAGCAAGGAAAAATCCCAATACCAAAGTCTCAACTTGAGATTTCAAATGACTATGTTCAATCTCGTCAAACATATGGGGTACCTAATGACCCTATTCCAACTCGAGCAACAGCTGATAATAGAGTCAATGATCAAGTAGTTAATCCTGCTAAAGCGGCTCAAACTTCTCTTAAAGATGATCCTTGGAAACCTTTTACTATAGGTTTAAAGGATATTGATGAGACTATTAAGTATTATTTTGATAATGTTATTAAACCTTTTGTTTCTCAAAACGGAGCTAGAGTAGCTGTACCTGTGATTTATGGCTCTCCCGAAAGATGGAAATCAGTCCAACGTGATGGTTATTACAGAGATGTAAATGGTAGGATTATGGCTCCACTTATCATGTATAAAAGAACATCAATTGACAGAAATAGAGGAATGACTTCTAAAGTTGACTCTAATTTTCCTCAAACTTATGCTATTTTCCAACAAAAATATACTAAGCAAAATTTTTATAATCAATTAAGTGTATTAAATGGAGCTACCCCTATAAAAACTTATCAAGCTATTGTAATACCTGATTTTGTAACCCTTAATTATTCTTGTATGATATACACGTATTATATGGAACAATTAAACAAAATCGTAGAAGCCATAAACTACGCTGCTGATTCATATTGGGGTGATCCTCAAAGATTTAAATTTAAAGCTAATATAGGTTCATACCAAACTATAACAGAATTAAATGTTGGGCAACAACGTACAGTTAGAGGATCTTTTGAAATTAAATTAAATGGTTATATAATCCCTGATGTAATTCAAAAGGATCTTAATGCTATTAAAAAGTATTCAAGTACTTCTCAAGTTAACATTAGTTCTGAGAATATAGAAAACTTAGGAAGAACCTCAGCTAATAACTTTATAGAGGATATTAATACTAATCTTTGATTTTATAAAAAAATTTCCATATTTATGATTATGGAAAATGTTACAAAATTAACTGAGAGTGAAATTCTTCAAATAAAAGAACTACAAGAACAGCAAGATTCTTTAATTACCTCATTTGGACAACTTGAATATCAAATTCAACTTCTTGAAATTCAAAAAAAGAAGTTAATAGAAGATTTAGAAAAAATTAGAAAAAAAGAAAAAGATATAGCTCAAGAATTGACCCAAAAATATGGTAATGGTACAATAAATATTGAAGAAGGTATTTTCACTAAAACTTAATTTTTTTGAAATTTTCTATGGTATTTATGTTAGACAACAATTTTTTAACCTTTTATTAATAACATGGCAGAACAAATAATTTCCCCAGGGGTATTTTATAATGAAAATGTCCCTACCGTCCTTGAGGCGGCGGCTGCTCCTATAGGCGCAGCTATTGTAGGTCCTACAGTTTTAGGACCTGTTGGAATTCCAACAACTGTCACTACTTATAGTGAATTCTTAACCAGATTTGGTGGAGCTATAGTTAGTGGTGGTTTACCTTATTCTTACCTTACTAACATCTCAGCTCAAAACTACTTTAAGCAAGGTGGAACTAATTTACTAGTTACTAGAGTAGCTAGTGGGACTCTTACAGCTGCTACTTCATCAGCTATTGTTACAGGAAGTGCTGGGGGATCTGGGTCTAATAATGTCTTTACATTAAAAACTATTTCTCAAGGCATTGTGATGAATAGTTCTGGTGCTGAAAGTTCCGCTGGTGCTTTAGTCTCCGGCTCTAATTATAACCTAAGATGGGAAATTTCCCAAGTTGATAGTGCGTCAGGTACCTTTACTTTATTAGTTAGACAAGGTGATGATAGAACAGCTGATAAAACTATTCTTGAAACTTGGAGAGCTGTATCTCTTGATCCTACTAGAGAAGATTATATAGCTAAAGTAATTGGTAACCAAGAATTTTCACAAGGTTTAGATGGTACTGATGCTTATATCACTATAACTGGTGAGTATTCAAATAATAGTAAGTATATCACTGTTGGTAGTGTAGCTAAACCTACCCCATATTATTTAGATGGGGCTGGTGCTTTTAAACCGGCTTTTACTTCTTCCCTCCCAGCTTTAGGAAGTGGATCTTTTGGGGCTGCAACTGGTGATTTATTTGTTGCTGGTGAAGTTAAGTGGTATGATGATATAACTAATACTAATATTCAAGGTCTAGCTGCTAATGACTATACTTCTTCAATTAATTTATTAAGAAATAAAGATCAGTATGCATTTAATGTGATTAGTGTTCCTGGTTTGATTTATGAATTTGCAGCTCATAAAACTGTCCTTGATACTCTTATAACTAATACAACTAATAGAGGTGATAGTATTTTACCAATTGACTTAGTTAATTTTGGATCAGCTACAGCTGATGTTGTAGCTGAAGCTAATAAATTAAATACTAACTACGCTGCGGCTTACTGGCCTTGGTTATTAGTTAGAAACGAAGACACTAAAGCTAATGTTTGGTGCCCTGCTTCAACTGTTATTCCTTCAGTATATGTTTACAATGATAATACTTCTGAAGCATGGTTCGCACCAGCTGGTTTCACCAGAGGTACTATGCCTAATGTTGTGACTCCTGAAAAGACTTTACCAAGAAGTTTAAGAGATACTCTTTACAACAATAAAATTAACCCAATCGCTACCTTCCCAGGTACTGGTGTTGTAGTTTACGGTCAGAAAACATTACAGACCTTGTCTACAGCTCTTGATAGAGTTAATGTTAGAAGACTATTGATTGCTCTAAAATCATTCATTGGTACAGTTTCTCAGAACTTGGTGTTTGAACCTAACTCATTACAAACCAGAAACAGCTTCTTGAGTGTTGTTAACCCATACTTAGAAACAGTTCAACAAAACCAAGGTTTGTATGCTTTCAAAGTTGTAATGGATGCTTCAAACAACGGTCCTGATGTGATTGACAGAAATGAGTTAAGAGGTGCGATCTATTTACAGCCTGTTAAAACAGCTGAATTTATTGTAATTGACTTCAATTTAACTCCAACAGGAGCTGAATTCCCTGCATAATAAAGCTATTTTAATTAATATGTATAAATAACAACAATTAAAAAATAAAAACATTATGGCAATATTAGATCCAAACGAAATATTTTTCACAGCGTTTGAACCAAAACAGCAGAACAGATATATAATGTTAGTTGATGGTGTTCCATCATACTTCATTAAGGGAGTTGGTGCTATTACAGTGACACAAGGTGAAGTAACTCTTAACCATATTAACGTTTACAGAAAAGTTAAGGGTAAAACAACTTGGGGTAACGTTCAGTTAACACTACATGATCCTATCTCTCCATCAGGTACACAAACCATTATGGAATGGGTAAGATTACACCACGAATCAGTAACAGGTAGAGATGGTTACTCTGACTTCTACAAGAAGGATGTAACATTAAACATTTTAGGTCCTGTAGGTGATATCGTTTCTGAGTGGGTGTTAAAAGGATGCTTCATTGTTGACGCTAACTTTGGCGATTATGGTTGGGATAACGAAAGTGCAGCTGTAAATATTACAATGACTTTAGCCCCTGACTACTGCATATTAAACTACTAATATCAGAATAGAGACCTTATTAGAAAGAGCGCGTGAAAACGCGCTCTTTTTATCTCTCGATATATTTATATCAAATAAACATTTATATTTAAAAGTTATTAATAACATGAGTGAAGAAACACCACAATTAAATCCTATTGTAACAGATTCTGTTGCACCTGTTCAACCTGTTGAACAAAGTAAACCAAAATATGACTTCCCAACTGAAGTTGTAGAATTACCTTCTAAAGGTCTCCTTTACCCTAAAGACAATCCTCTCTCTTCAGGTAAAATTGAGATGAAGTATATGACTGCTAAAGAAGAGGATATTTTAACAAACCAAAACTACATCAAACAAGGTATTGTTCTTGACAAATTGATGCAATCTTTAATTGTATCTAAGGTTAATTATGATGATCTTGTAGTAGGTGATAAGAATGCTGTTATGGTTGCTTCTCGTATTTTAGGTTATGGTAAAGATTATACCTTTGAATATGATGGACAAGAAGTAACAGTTGATCTTTCAGAAATTGAACCTAAATGGATTAATGAAGAACATTTAGTTGAACCTTATACTAATGAGTTTAAATACACATTACCCCACTCAGGTACTCATATAACTTTTAAAATCTTAAGCAATAAAGATGAAAAAGCTATTGAAGCTGAAGTTAAAGGTTTAAAAAAGATAAATAAACTTTCTTCTCCTGAGTTGTCTACTCGTTTAAAGCAGATGATTCTTTCTGTAAATGGAGATGATTCAAGAAAGACTATTAGAGATTTTGTTGATAATCATTTCTTAGCTCGAGATTCAAGAGCCTTAAGAGAACATATTAAAGAGATACAGCCCGATATGGATCTTACATTTGATTTCTATCCTGAAAATGGAGATGATACTCAAGAAAATGTAAAGATTCCTATAGGGGTCACGTTTTTTTGGCCTGACGCCTGAGTATAGAATATATATGTTTGAAATGATACACGATATCGTGTTTCATGGAAATGGGGGATTTGATTGGTATACTATATATAATATGCCTATTTGGTTAAGAAAGTTTACTTATAACAAATTAATCAAACATTTTAGAGAAAAGAATGAGGCTCAAAACTCAACTACTCAAACAAGTAAAGGT